GTGCAGCTGATCGCCTGCAGGCCAAGATCGTCTTCAATGTGGCTGTGGACATGATCAAGCTCTGCCCGGCCCTGATGAAGCGCTGCAAGATCATCGAGTCCGCGAACAGGATCCTGTTCCAGCCGACCAACAGCTTCTATCAGGTCCTGTCCGCGGAAGTAGCCACAAAACATGGGTTGAACATCTCCGGAGTAGTCTTCGACGAGCTGCACACACAGCCGAACCGGAAGCTGTTCGACGTCATGACCAAGGGCTCAGGCGACGCCAGGACACAGCCGCTGTTCTTCCTGATAACCACAGCGGGAGACAATCAGGAGAGCATCTGCTGGGAGGTACACCAGAAGGCGGTCGACATCCTGGAAGGCCGAAAACATGATCCGACATTCTACCCGGTCATCTATGGAGCAGACCGAGATGATGATTGGACAGACCCGAAAGTCTGGTACAAAGCGAATCCTTCCCTTGGAATCACAGTGAGAGAAGAGGTCGTTCGAAACGCATGTGAATCAGCGAAACAAAATCCTGCGGAAGAGAATTCTTTCCGACAGCTGAGACTCAACCAATGGGTGAAACAGGCTGTCAGATGGATGCCGATGGAGAAATGGGATGCGTGTGCGAAAGAAGTCAACGAGATGAAGTTGATGAAAGACTCTCTCCTTGGCTTGAAATGCTATGCCGGACTCGACCTGTCATCAACAACAGATATCACTGCGCTTGTTCTCGTCTTCCCTCCAGAAGACCCGAACGAGGGTGATTATTCCATTCTCCCTTATTTCTGGATTCCCGAAGAATCTGTGAATCTCCGAGTTGCAAGAGATCATGTCCCCTACGATACATGGGTAAAGATGGGACTCGTAGAAACCACAGAGGGAAATGTCATCCATTACAAATGGATTGAAGAGAAAATCAGGGAACTGGGAGAGAAATACAACATCGCTGAGATCGCATATGACCGATGGGGTGCGACTCAGCTGTCTCAGGATCTGGAGGACATGGGATTCACTGTTGTCCCCTTCGGACAGGGATTCCGAGAAATGTCTCCTCCAACAAAGGAACTCATGAGACTCGTCCTTGAGGGACGCATTGCTCATGGTGGGCATCCTGTTCTTCGGTGGATGATGGACAATGTCTTCATCCGTAAAGACCCGGCAGGAAATATCAAGATGGACAAGCAAAAATCGACAGAGAAAATCGATGGTGCTGTCGCAATGGTCATGGGACTCGACAGAGCAATCAAGAGAGCAACCGTCAGCACAACGTCCATCTATGATACCAGAGACATGATAGTTTTCTGAAAAGGAGGATACGAACATGGCCTTTTCATTTTTATCGAAACTCTTTCACTCAAGAGAACCGACACCGACAAACGACTACTACATCCGAAGCGGAGATACCTATCTTTTCGGTAAGTCATCGAGTGGGAAACTGGTGACAGAGTTCACAGCGATGCAACAAACTGCCGTGTATGCTTGCATCAAGGTTCTTGCGGAGTCGATTGCTCAACTTCCGATGTTCATCTATGAATACACAGATGACGGAGGAAAGAAAAGAGTTTACGACCATCCCTTATCCTACATCCTTCACGATGAGCCGAATCCTGAGATGACATCCTTTGTCTTCCGTGAGACATTGATGTCCCATCTGTGTACCTACGGAAACGCATATGCACAGATTATCAGGAACGGAAGAGGAGATGTGGTAGCACTCTATCCCCTTCTGCCGAATCAAATGCAAGTCGCAAGGGCAGACAATGGACAGTTGGTCTACATCTACTCAACTTACGACGGACAGGTCGCAAGTAAGGATGTGAAGACCTACTATCTTCGGCAAGACCAAGTGCTTCATATTCCCGGACTTGGATTTGACGGCATCATCGGGTATTCACCCATTGCGATGGCAAGGGATGCGATTGGAATGGGGATGGCTGCGGAGGAGTTCGGTTCGAAATTCTTCAACAATGGAGCAATGCCTTCGGGTGTGCTTTCGCATCCTGGGACTCTCACAGATCCGGCAAGAGTGCGTGAGGCTTGGATGGCTGCTTACGGCGGTTCTGGCAACGCAGGAAAGGTTGCTGTCCTTGAAGAAGGAATGAGATACGACCCTATCAGCATTAATCCTTCCGAAGCGCAGTTCATTGAAACGAGGAAATACCAACTTGATGAGATTGCCAGAATCTTCAGAGTGCCTCCTCACATGATTGGTGACCTTGAGAAGTCGAGTTTCTCCAACATCGAACAGCAGAGTCTTGAGTTCGTCATGTACACGTTAAATCCTTGGGTGAAGAGATGGGAACAGGCGATTAACAAATCCCTCCTCCTTCCTTCCGAAAAGGGTCTGTACTTCTGCAAGATGAATGTAGACGGACTCCTTCGGGGTGACTACGAATCGAGGATGAATGGTTACTCAATCGGACGGCAGAACGGATGGCTGTCAGCGAATGACATCCGTGAGTTGGAAGATATGAATCCTATCTCCGATGAAGAGGGCGGAAATCTCTATCTCGTCAACGGCAACATGCTTCCTCTGAAGGACGCAGGAGCATATGCTCAGAAGTCTGAAGGGGGTGGGGCATGAAAGTAAAACTTGTTTACGGTCCGCCCTGTGGAGGAAAGTCCACATACGTGGATGAACATGCCAAGAAGGACGATGCAATCTGGGATGGAGATAAGGTTGTGAGAGCAATCACAACGAAAAAAGACCATTCTGCAACACTTCATAAGGCACAGAAAACTGTCATGTTCCTTCGGGAAAAGATGGTCGAATCTCTCAGATATCATGATGCGATTGATACATTGTGGTTCTGCTGTCGGTATCCGAACGACAGAGTAAAAGAGATTCTGGACGGCCTTGATGTTGAGGAAATCCCAATCATCCCCACAGAAGAAGAATGCTACGAAAACCTTGAAAAGGACGATACCAGACCAGACAAGGACGAATGGAAGAAAATCATCCATAAATGGTATCAGGAGCATTCCGACAACAGCAACAAAAGAAAGGTATCCAATTCGATGAACAAATTTTGGAACTGGATACGAAACGAGCAGAAAGATGAATTCGGTTCGGAACGGACATTAGTCCTTGACGGACCTATCTCAGACAGCACTTGGTACGGAGATGAAGTCACTCCTCAGAAGTTCAAAGATGAACTGTATGCGGAAAAGGGTGACATCACCCTCTGGATCAATTCGCCTGGAGGAGATGTCTTCGCAGCTGCACAGATTTACAATCTGCTCATGGACTATCCATACGACATTACAGTAAAGATTGACGGCATTGCAGCATCCGCAGCCTCTGTCATTGCAATGGCAGGAACAAAGGTCTGCATGTCACCTGTCGCAATGATGATGATTCACAATCCTTCGACAGCGGTCATGGGAGATGCAAGCGATCTGAAAGATGCAATCGCAATGCTCAATGAAGTCAAAGAATCCATCATCAATGCCTATGAGACAAAGACTCTGCTCGACAGAGACAAACTCTCAAGGATGATGGACAACACAACATGGATGAATGCCAGAAAGGCTTTAGAACTGAATTTCTGTGATGAGATTCTCTTCACCGAGGAGACAAAGGCAATCGCTGCCAGTGCCTCTGCCTTCTCGCCGAACATCGTCAACAGGGCATTTATCACAAAATTCCGCAGTAACCATCCTGCGGAGGAAACTAAGGTATCTGCAGAACAGCTTATGAATCGGCTGAATCTGCTTGCACATTAACAGGAGGATTTGCAAATGAGCAACCTTAACGAATTATTCGCAAAAAGAGCGAATGCGTGGGAAAACGCAAAAGATTTTCTGAATACTCACACTGATGCCAATGGCCTGCTGTCTGCGGAAGATGCAGAGCAGTATGACCGCATGGAAAAGGACATCCAGAACTACACTGCACAGATCGAGAGACTCCAGAGACAGGAGAGCATGGATGCACAGATGAAGTCCTGGAATGCTTCTCCCATCCAGAGCATCCCCGGCACTGGCACGATGAAAGCTGACATGAAGACGGGTATCTCTTCTGACAACTATGCGGAAGACTACAATCTGTATCTGCGTGGCAAGACTCTTGTCCACAACGTCATGTCTGAGGGTGTAGATGCAAATGGCGGTTACCTCGTCCCCACAGAGTTTGAGAGACAGATCGTCACTGCTCTTGATGACAACAACGTGGTAAGAACTGTTGCCAACGTCATCAAGACATCCGCAGAACGTAAAATCCCTGTCGCAGCATCTCATGTCGCAGCTCAGTGGACGGCTGAGAATGGCGCATACACCGAGAGCAATCCTACATTTGCTCAGAAGAGTGTTGATGCCTACAAGGAGACCGCACTGGCGAAGGTTTCTATCGAACTGCTCCAGGATTCCATGTTCAATGTAGAAGCATATCTGGCAAACGAGTTCGGTCGTGCATTCGGCATCCTTGAAGAGGAAGCGTTCTGTGTCGGTACTGGCACCGGACAGCCTACTGGCATCTTCAAAGACTACTCCAGTAATGCACCTGTCGGCGGCGAAATCAAAGTCACAACCGGATCCGTAGGCAAGATTGTTGCTGACGATCTCATCAGCCTGATCTATGCACTGAAGGCATCCTACAGAAAGAATGCTAAGTTCCTGATGAAGGACAGCACAGTTGCTGACATCAGAAAGCTGAAAGACCCTACCACAGGCGCATATCTCTGGCAGCCTACTCTCCAGATGGGACAGCCTGACAAACTGCTTGGATATGAACTGCTGACTTCCGCCTATGCTCCTGCTGTTGCAGCTGACGCACTTCCTGTTGCGTTCGGCGATTTCCACAGTTACTGGATCGCTGACAGATCCGGCATCACCATCCAGAGACTTAACGAGCTCTACTCCACAAACGGACAGGTCGGTTTCATTGCTACCAAGCGTTGCGATGGTAAGACCATCCTGCATGAGGGCATCCAGCTCATGAAGGTCAAGGCTTCCTGATTGTAAATGACAATGACGGCCCCGGCAAGGCAGCTGGGGGCCGACTGGTAAAGAGGTGCGCGATGAAACTGACATTATCTGACGCAAAGATGTTCCTGCGCGTCGACTCCAGTGATGAAGACGAGGCTGTGATCATCCCGATCATAGCTACCGCCAAGCAGCTGGTAAAAGATGTGGCAAGGGCAGAGGAAGACTTTTTCGACGCGGATGACGCGGCGGAAGAAGTCAAAGAGGAAAACCCGGTCGTCAAAGCGGCTGCCTATCATGCCATAGCGTACCTCTACGAGCATAGGGAGACGGCAGATATGAACGCCCTGATGCTCCAGCTCAGGTCTATGCTTTTTGGCGTAAGGGAGGCGGCATTCTGATGGATATTGGAGCTATGAGGATCCGGATCCTGTTCCAAAAGCAGACGGCCGGCGTCGATGAATACCGGAACCACATTAATACGTGGGAAGACTATTTCGAATGCTGGGCGACAGCAAGCTATTCATCCGGCGATGAGGCGAACGAAGCCGGGCAGACAGTGACACAGGAGAGCATGGACTTCACCTGCCGTTACTGCTCTGAGCTGGCAGCGGTCACCACGACCGGATACCGCGTCGTCTTTGGCGGGAAGATCTACAACATTCTTGCCATCAACCCGAACGCCTATAAAAAGAACAGCCTGCGCTTTCACTGCGAACGGAACGAGAGGTGACAAGATGTCCAACAAGGTCTCAATCGACGGCATGGCAGACGCTGTCATGAAAGCCCTGACGGAGTATTCCGAAGCGGCTACGACAGATGTAAAAAAGGCGGTCCGGAAAGCCGGGAACCTTGTCAGGAAGGAGATCTCCCAGGGAGCACCATCTGACAGAGGAAAATACGCTAAAAGCTGGTCGACGAAAACGTCAGGAGAGACCGCCACATCCGTAGAGCTCACAGTCTACTCCAGGATGCCTGGTCTTCCCCACCTGCTGGAATATGGTCACGCGAAAAGAGACGGAGGACGCACAGCGGCCCGGCCTCATATAGCGCCGGCAGAGCAGGCAGGAGAAAAGCAGCTTGTGAGCGACATTGAAAGGGCTTTGAGAAAATGACCTATCAGGACGTATTGGACAT